AAGGATTATGGATTTGCTTTATATGATGAAGATATGAATGAAATTGTTAAGTACGATACAAACCATCCGTTATATGTTGTTGTAAATGCAAGAGGAAAAGATAATAGAGTCCTTGGAATTTTAAAAGAAGTAAAGTCAGTAGAAGCATATGGTAAGGGTGTGACAGCTCAGGTTGTCGGTGTAGTTAATATGAATGCATACAATGCAAGAATTGATGAGGAAAATCGTCAGAAAGAAATTGCAAAGCAGAAAGCTTCTATTGAGAAGGAATTAAAGTCTGAGATTGATAAAATGAATAATATTGCTTTATATGAAAAGATGGCAAAGGAGCATCCTGAGAATCCAAGACTCGCTGAACTTGTTAATGCACTAAAAGAGTTAGGAGAATAAATCATATGAAGAAGAAAATTTTAGCGGTCGTATTAGGATTAACATTGTGCTTAGGAATGACTGGATGTACAAAAGGTGATATTGAACCCGAAAGTAGTCGCTTCGCAAATAAATATATAGATTTAGTAACAATTTACAAAGATGATAACTGTGATACCGAAGTTCTCTATGACAAAAATACAAAAGTAATGTATTTTGTAAAACGCACTGGTTATCAATTTGGAATTACACCTATCTACAATTCAGACGGAACAGTTAAATTATATGACGGAGAATAGAACACAGTAAACCGAAGTTTCTTTGGAGTTAGGAGGTAGAAATGGAGTTGATTTTACAGGGCTGGCTTGGGTATGATGAGGAGCATAATTTGGGAATTTCGCAGAAAAGAGTTGAAGAATCTTACAGTTGGCAATATTCAAGTCTTGCAGAAGAAATTATGGACTATTTTAATTATATGAAAGTTGATGAAGGGCTTGGAAGAAAGATTACAACAATTGAAAATGCAAACTTAAGATGTTGGTTTTCAGATGAAGTGTGTACATTAGAAGAAGCACAGATGAATTTTGAGAGCTATATGGTAACTGGCAATTTATTAACTCAAGGACATTATGTAGGGTATTCAGAATGGACTATTACTGGATTTAATATTGATGACTTGATTATTGGTGGTCATGATTTAGAAACAGAGCTAAAGGAACATATTGGTCAGTATATACATTTTATATTAACTGATTAGGAGAATCAATACAATAAAAGGAGTATGTAATGACTGAGAAAGAAAAATTATTAGAATATATTAAGAAACCAGTATTGACCACAGCAAGAAATAGTATGGGATGTGATGAAAATTGGTATAATTCATATTTTGCAATCAAAGAAACATTTTCGATTGAAGAAATCAATTCTATGTCTGATAAGGAAGTAGAGAATCTTGTAAGACTTGGGGATTCAATGTCGGAAGCATTTTACTAAAAACACATGAAATTTTGGTTTCTTGGCTTGTCACGAAAACTATACAATATTCAGGACAAAGGTGATTGATTATGAGAATTGAAGAAAGAGAGTATATTGAACCAGAATCCATAAATAAAGAAATTATAAATGCTATAAACACAGTTAAAGAGTATTGTAGTACACATGAAGAATATGAAGATTGCAGAAGATGTGTTCTTGGAGATGGTATTCATCATTGTGGATGTAGTAGTCCTTATTTATGGAGTATTAGAAAGAAGTAACAGAGAATATAACAAAGTAAGTACAATTAAGGAAAGGATAAATGTTCACATGTGAGTAAAGCTGCGCAGCTACTATTGGTGAACAAATTTGAGTAGTACAAATAGAAGTAATGCAAGAGATGAGCATATTGCAGATTATTATGTCACTCCTATTAGTGACATTGAATTATTTTTAAAATCATTTCAGAAAGTTGTTCCGTTAGATTGGAACAATTCTATTATCGTTGATCCAACTTCAGGAGGCAATCCCAAAACAGATAAAGATGCATATCACCCTATGAGCTATCCAACAGCTATTAAGAATATTTATGGTGATTGTGAAATACATACATATGATTTACGAGAAGATAGTTTTGCTGAAAATAAGTGTGATTATTTAAAGGAAAAATTACCTTACAAACCTAATATCATTATTACAAATCCACCGTTTGCCATTGCAACGGATATTATAGAAAAAGCGTTGCAAGATGTAGACGATGATGGATATGTGATTATGTTACTTCGACTTAATTTCTTTGGTAGTCAATCAAGAGAATGGTTCTTTGAAAAATATATGCCTGAATGGGCTTTTGTACATCATATCAGAATTGGTTTTACAGATAAGAAAGATAAAGATGGATATACGATTTTTGATAAAGATGGAGTACCTAAACGTGGTAGTACAGATTCTATCGAATATATGCACGCTGTTTGGCACAAGAGTAATCTAAAGCCCGATTATACAAAGCTTGTATTGATTTAGGAGGGCGAATATGAAATACAAAATTAATATAGAAGAATTATTAAGCAGAATAGTAGAGGTAGAAGCTGACAATGAAGAAGATGCAGAGAATAAAGTAAGAGCAATGTACAACAAGGAAGAAATTGTGTTTAATGCCGATGATTTATCGAGCGTTGAGCTATTTGTACAGTAAATTGAAAAAGGCAAATAAAACCACGTTTTATGTGGTCATGAAAGTAGGTGAGAATAATGTATTTTGATTTAAATATTGAAGAATGATTATGAAGACATCTATTTTCTGCTTCATTGTTTATACAATGCAAAAACTGAGTTATACGACAGAACTCTTACTGATATGAGAAGCAGATATGATCCGACTGAAGCATTTATAGATGGCTCGTATAATGGCTGGAATAGAAGGAGATCGAATTGGTATTCCAAGAAATTATATGATAAATGTGTGAAATGCATTGAGTTAAAAACAAGAGGTTATTTTGTACACAAACGTTGGAAAGAATGCGTTTGGAAGTACAAAGGTCTTTCAGCACAAGAATGGATAAATTTATATCAGCAATTAATTAAAGAAAATAAATACGACAGTTGGATAATAGAGTATATAGAAATAGGAGAATAACAATTTGAAAAACACACTATTAGATGTATTTCAGAATTTTGATAAGATGAGTGATTCAGAAAAAGCAGAAGTAAACGATAATGTCAGAAAACAATTTGACAATATTATTCATGGTAAACCTCCGAAAACGGAACGAGAAAAAGAGATTGACAAGCTTGCAAGAGAAGAATTAGGAGAGTACAGGCGAAAGAAGAAAGCTTTTTATGATAATCCTATCCATTGGGATAACAATAAGCGTAGAAGACATGGACTTCCTGTATTAAGAGGTAGTGTTAATAAATACCGTTCAAAAGAATATCCAGGATTTTATCCGTCTGTACGATTCTTTGGTATGATGGAAGATTTATTTGATGAGATATTGATTACAACTATGGAAGATAATCTAAATTCTTTTGTAGAAGTAAAAGATTTGGCAGTTGGTGATGCAAAGGTGTTTAGAGTAAGTGAATAGGAGAATAACAGTATGGAGTTATCACAAGATGAAAGACAAAAATTTTTAGAATTAATAGATAAAGTAAGTCCATGTGCTGCAATTTCTGAAAAAGAAAATCTTGAAAAGTTTAAAGAGTGGCTGGATAGTGATAGCTCAAAAAAAGTTACATTTGTTGAAACTCCAAAAATATTCAAAAGTCAGATTGAAAATGACAAAGTGCTTCTTATACCAACAAATGACGAAGCTATAAAGCCAATAAGAGTAATATTCGAAGGAGAATAACAATATGAATAAAAGACAGAAAAAGAAGTTATTTAAACAGACGCTTATTAAAGTTAGAAAACTGCATCCACAGAAGGGTGATGTGATTTGTTTTCAGCCAGATTTAGATCGAGTTGATGCTGAAACTATGTGGCAGTTTATGAAAGTTTGTTCGAATAATGATGTTTTCGGTGAATTAAAGTTAGCTTTTGTACCTGCTGATATTAAGCAGCTTAGACATAAAGGGGACGCTCAGATATATATTGATAAGTTACAGAGTATTGTAAATCAGATGGGAGAATAAAACTATGGG